CATTAACTTTAATTGCAATAGCAAAACCGCTTCCCTCTACAGATTGTCGTACTAATGGATTGCCGCCTTCACCATAAACAGCCTGACCATAAGTACTTCTACGATTTCCATAGATAGCTGTAGCTGCTCCTTCACTAACTGTATACGCATCAGGTTGTGGAGTATCTGATGAGTCGTAGTCGTATCTTAGTAGTAATCTTGCATCTACGGAACCTTCACTTCTATAGTTTGTGATAACCCGTTGCATACTTTTTCTTATTCCTGCATCACCTATAATAAGGTCTGCTGAACGATAAATTGCTTCCATATTAGTCCCAGCAAAAGTAATTCCATTTTCTTGTTGATATATAAACCCATCATATGCACCGTGAATTACGACTTCTATTTGTGCTATGTATTCTGAATCAGTAGAACTTGGCTTTATTCCGATAATATCTGCCCATTGAAAACCTATTTGTCCTTCATTATTCTGTTTTATTGTTCCTAAAATACCATACTGATTTCTTTCAACACCCGATGTTGTCGGATAAAATAGTCTGTATTGTGATTTCTCACGAATAACAACTGAAGTAAGATTATCAAAACCTATATCATCAATACGTTCTTGTATTGGCTTACTTACTGTTCCTAATTCAACATCATCAATTCTTTCAGTACCAGCTATGGTTCTAAGTCCATCAGAAGAAAGATAAATAAGATCGCCGCCTATTTCTTGAATAGAAAATTTATCCAAACAACCAATATCTCTTGTAATAGGCTCTACTACAAAATCTGCAATACTGCTTCCTGTTAAAGAATAAATACTGTTCTTACAAAAAATAATTAATTTTTCACGAAAAACATGAAGCCCTTTTATCGTATCGTTTACTCGTATGCTTCCTGCGCCATTCGCAGGAGTAAAATCATTTTCAGCAAACGGAGCAGAAAATACAAGCTCTTCTGAAGAGGATTTAGCGAAGAACATATGATTTCTAAATGCAAAAATAGATTCAGTAGATGTTGGTGCTGTTCCTGATCCAGAGCCAATAGACCCATTTAATAGCGTATACGTAGTTCCGTCATAAGATGCTGCGTAGTTTTGTCCATCAGCAATAGCCATCATATCTGTACCGCTAAAATTGTATCTGGTAAAAGTATACTCATTTGCTGAAGTTCTTGCTTCATCAATCTTAGTCCAGCCGGTAGAAATAATAGCCTTATTAAGATGCTCTGCTGCTGATGTTCCTCCTTGCGCTCTGCTAACTCCTGTAAAGGTTGTGGCAGATTTGCCCGAATATGATATTTGTTCTGAACCGATATGTAACGTACCGCTAGAAGCAAAACCACTTGTACTATTTACAGTAAACGTAGCAACTGAATCAGTATGATCATCAGTAAGAAAAGTTGAAGTAGCTTTTCCCAATACAGCCCCTCTTGCTGCTACAACATCATTTCCTAAAATAGCGGAAAGAAGGATGCCATCAGAACCTGTTTTGCCTGAAGTTCCTAAATTAGTATCATTGAACTCTTTTAGGATATACTTATTTGTACCATTTATCCTTCGATACCCGCCCCTAATAGATGGTTCAAAATTCTGTAGTTGTAATGCTGAACCGGGAGGTTGAGTAAACGGGTCTTTATTAAGAACTAGCCCTCCATCAAGCGATACAATTTGTTGTTGAATATTTTCCATTAAGCTACATCATCTATAAGAGCGGCTACGATACAGTTAACGGTAGAAGTGGAAGAGATAGCGTGAATCTCTGCCACCGTTGTATTGGGCAACTGACCAAACCAAGCAGTATTTGCTGGAACTTTAATAGCGTCTGCTGTCGATGTTGCAACAGTTCCCGCATCAAATACAAGATATACATCATTTGATCCATCCGTATTCTTGATAAACAGGAACTTAACTTTATCCGCTGTATGCACTGCTGTTGGTGCAGTATCATCATCTACAGCAGTATAGTCCGTAAAATAACCGGCGATTAAATCCGTACTAGCATTAGATACAGAGGTAAACTTGTAGTACCATTTGTCATTTGCATCTGCTGGAGCTAACGTCATAGTTCCTGCAATAGTTTTAGCTATCTCATCAGGTAAAACAGTAGCTGATAATGTTACAGTTGCGTCATCTGCCATTTATTTGTTATCCTGTAAATGTCTCTGATACTGTTACAACTATATTGAGCGAACTTGCTGTTCCAGCAGTAGCTACAAGAGTATCAGATGCTTTAAGAGCAATAGGTCTTGAATTAAGAAGGTCTACGATTGCATCCGCTGCTATACTTTTAGTGGTTACAATAGGTATGTCGCTAGAAGAAATTACAGCCTTAAGAGTAAGATCAACAGCAGAAGTATGTAAGTTATTAACATTGAATGTTTTTAACTCTGCTTCAAATCCAGTAGGACATGTGTATACTGTAGCTGAAGAACCAAGAAGTTGTCCTACTGTTCTTAATCGGGATACTGACATACTAGAAGTACTTAGGATGCCGTGTATTAGATTGAGAACCAGCATTAACTGCTGTAGAGCGCATAAGGTCTGGCTTATTAATCAGATCAACACGCATTCGCTCAATCCTTTTTTCAAACTCAGAGTGTTTTAAAGTCGCTGCTTGCAGATCTGCACGAAGCTGATGCACATAGTATTCAGAACGGGCTACAATAACATCATGATACCGTGCAGGTAATGCAGGTTCATCAGTAGATGCAGAAAGATCAGTATGGGTCTGCCAATATTCGTAATGCACAGTATACTCCGCATCAGGAATAGGAGTAAACCCTATCTTATCATCCTGAGTTAGATAGTGATATTCAGGTTTAGCCCTATTGTCCGTAGTAGTAGGATCAAGATCACGCTCCCGAAACTGTTGAGTAAATTGAACATACGGAACATACGGAATAATCTTAACATCTGTACCGGATTCAATCAAATATACGGTATCTACATCTACTGATTTAAAACCGGATTCCAGAGCATACTCTGCTGTTCCTGCAACAGTAGTAATTGTTCCATCTGTATGAAGGAACGGCCATTCCAGTTCAGCAGTGTAGATATCGTTAATGCTTCTATTTACAAAATCCTTTACAGCGGATTGTATACCTTTACTACTAGCAAAGTTAGCTGCTGTAAGCTCAACTTCATTAAGAGAACGAAGCACCTTATTTGATAGCGTAATATAATCCATTATAGTTGTTTACCTTTTTTATCATAGAATCTCAATCATCTTTTGATTCTTATCTACGTCCTTATGGCAACGAATAACCAGAATGCCGTTCTCTAGTTTTGCTTCACTAACTTCTACATTAGGAGCAAGATAAAAACTACGAGTGAACTTTCGTTGGGCCAAGCCATTATACTGCCAAAGCTCCTCTTCCTCTGAACGCTCAGAAGCCTCTTGCTTTCCTTCAACTGTAAGACGGCCTTCCTCTTCCAGAATCTTCAACATCTCCTTAGAGAAACCAGCAACAGCTATTTCAATTCGATAATTATTTTCAGATTCTTGCACAAGATTGTACGGAGGATAATTTGAAGTTCGATGATCTGGAATCCAGTACTCATCAAAAGTCTTTCCTACTGACATCTTGTTAAATAAGCTTCTGAAATCTTTTATTAGCGCACCGTTAATTGTATTCATAGTAGTCTCCTTTTCAGCGAGTTTTAATAATCCCATTATTGGCGATTATCTATTTTTCCTTACCAAATACTGATCCGGTAAGTAATGCTCCAAAGGCTAAGTGGAATAATCCGCCGCCCATAAGAGTAAAAGGGGTGTGTTGCCCTGTCATTTTTTTCATTAATTCTAATTGTACTAATGGGTCTTCAATTGTTGTTATATATGTTACGAAGGAAGCAAGGTCGGGTCTATTTAGTCCATACCACACAGGTACAACTACAAAATCATAGATGCAGATTATTAAATAAACTATGAGTGCAGTCCATCTCCATGCCATTCATTAAGATCGAACCTTCCTTACTCCACCACCACGGGCATATTTCTTAACATAGCCGCCTTTGGCTTTTTTCTGTGGCGTAGTTAATTCAGGCCCTGTAACTTTTTTCATTGCAGCTTTCTTTTCAGCCTTTGCTATACGATCTAAATACCTTTTTTCTGATGAGTTTATGCCAACTTTTCCATATAAATCTATAAGAAGGTCTCTAGTTTTTTGGGTTTTCTTACTATCCCGTTTAGAGCTTCTACTAAGCAGGGAGGCAAAAAAAGTTTCTAGGTCCATGTATTTGCCAGTCTTCTTATTATAAAATTTTGCTGGAATAAGACCAACATCTTTATAAGCCTTTATATCGATATCATCTTCTTCCTCTCTATTTTGTTTTTTCTTGTCTACCATCTTAATTGTCCCCTAATTAGTTCGTGCGTAGCGAATTTCCCCATTACTCTTCCCTTTTCTGACAATCGCACACTTCATATGTACATGTTTCACAGATGCATTCATCTCCACAATCTTCACATTCACATTTCTTACAGGTCATTTTATTTTACTTACAAAAGCTGTGCTTTTGACAGCTAATAGTCCAAAGACGCTTTAGCCATTCTTTGATTTTTCTAAACAGTTTCATTATAAACTCCGTTTAATTAGGTTAAGGTGGAGGGTTTTGAACGGACCCTCCGAAACCGTTACTCAAGGTTTACGAGAAACCTACAACTTGTGATTCAGCATCGCCCATGCCACCGAAGTCGGCAGTCAATGCCCAAACACGATACTTACCGTTAAGCGCACCAGTACCCACAACAAGATCAAGCGTATCGGCAGCGGTATGAATACCGTAAGCAACCGAAGTCGTTCCCATTGCGCTAGTACCTGCTTGTGCCTTGATAGTCATAGTAGTACTACCGGGCGCACCAGCAGTGATATAACGGTCAACATCAGCACCATCTCCTAGAGAGAGAGTACCGCTGTTACCCGCAGAATCTGCGGTCAACACATCAACACCCGCCGTAATAATGTACGTATTAGCTGGAATGCTAATGCATTCAAAAACATCGTTGGCGACATTAGTGGTTTCACTAAAGTCGATCACCATGTCAACAACACGAACAGCAGCTGCATTTGCGGGATGACCAGCAGTGCCTACATTGTCAATAGTATAAGTAGCCATTTTTTAGTCCTCCCTATTATGTGTTAAGATCAGGTACACCCTTGTAGACGCCGACAAAGCCGGTGCCTGAAGAGCGTAGCACTTTACGTCCGAAAACATGCAGACCACGAACGATGTCTGCAAAGCTATCGGGGTCACGGATCACTTCGGTCTTTGCGATTGCGGAAGCAGTGCAAACCGCGCTCATGTGACCGCCAAGAACGATAGTCTCGCCGCTGGTGGCCGAAGGACCGAAAGTGTGGGAAGCAGCAGTACCAGCAGAGCTAACAGCAATCGCGTTAGTCTGATACAAAGTAAAGCCGTGAATCTTACGAGAGGTGACAGCACCATTCATAAGGGCAGACTTATCTTCGCCGGTAACACTGGAATCCATCAGCTTGGCATCCGCCTGACGCAGAATTTCGTAGAACTGGGGCGGGGCCACAATCCAACGGTTCTCTTCAGGAACGTCACCTTCGTCCAACAGACGAGCAAAAGTGCTAAGATAGTTAGCGCACTCGTTGCCGGTGTTGCACGAAATCGCTGAACTGGCAGCACCAAGATTGGTAGTGTCAGTACCAGCATTGTCGCTGATATTCTTCAAAACATTGTAATCATATGCCTTCTTCAAGCTGTATGCGCCGCTAGAAGTGGACAGAGATTCCCAATTAACATGGCTCTGCCGCTCTTCGACATCATCAACTTTAAAAGCAAAGTAATTACCCTGATCGACAGCAAGAGTAATCTCGGTGTCGGACAGGTCTTCAGTGTTGACTACGGAACCACGGGTATACGAGGATACCGTGATTGATGGTTCTTTAATAATCTTCACCGTGTCGCCAAAATTTTCAATTTCCCCCGCATAGTCTGTATTAGTAATAGCTTCTGCTACAGAGGCACGACGGAAGAATTTGAGTACTTTTTGGCTATAGATTGCCGGTAGAAACTTACCGTTAGGTAGGTTACTATATCCGGCTGCTACTCCAAATGCCATTTTAGTATCTCCTTATTGTTATTGAATTCTTCCCTCTCGTTTAGCCGCATCAATTTCAGATTCTAGTTGCTCAAATTCATGTGGTTTCAAGCGAGAAATTTCTTCGACAGTCCAAATCTTTTTTTCCTGTGACATATTATCAGAAGAAAGAGTGCGTGTTTTTGTCACTGCTTCTGCTGCATTTTGCCTACCTTTAGATTTAGGCTGTTTCTGAGAGTGATTAGTTTCTAATTTATACAAGTCAACTACGCGAGATGCCCACGCAACATCTTTTTTGTTCTTATAAAGTCCATCAGAAATATTTTCTGGCTGTAGTATTAGCCAATCAAGAAATTCCTGACTTTCCTTTAGTTCAAAAAAGTCTGGGTGCTTAACTAGCAATTCCTGTTCAGCGACCTGTTCTCTTGCTTTTGACTCATTCTCCTGTAGATACTCGATTTGCTTTTCAAGTTCATTAACACGAGAACCTGCTTCAAGTTGCGAGACAGATTGCATTACACTAAAGATTTCAGGATACTCCTCTCTGAATGTTTCCAGTTCCTCTTGAGTTTTAGGAAGTTCAGCAGGAACACGCTGTTGTGCTGCAAACTTCGCTTCCGTTAACTGTTGTTCCTGTTTCCATTCATTTTGTTTGGTGTCATGATATCGCTTTAGATCGCTATATCGCTTCTTCCAATCATGTTCCTGTTCTTCATTTTGGATGAGGCTAGAAGTATCCTTGTTTACGCCTTGTACATCGGCAAGATCAAGAGATTCTGCTTCATCGTCATCAATTGCTAAGTCTTTTCGATAAGCATTTTGATATGGGGTAACCTCGGTATCTTCCTTGTTAATTAAAGTTGTTTCACTCATTTATACCTCCATACGGGGCCAATTATAGAATTGGGTAACCGTCTTCTTAGGTGTTATTTGTCAGAGCCGATAAATCGGGTGGCTGACCTTCTTGTCAAGCGGATACAAATCCGCCTTCCTCAAGCGTTGGATAAATATATTCCCTTACTTCCTCTAAAGTTTTTAAAGTACCGGGAATACTTTTCTTCGATAATTCTATTCCTTCTTTTATCCATTCAGGATGTTTCATATAATAATCTTTATCTGCTTTTGTATTTTCAAATTTTATTACTGCCTCTACTAAAACAGGTAAATCTTTTTCATTTATACGTCTAAAATTACCCTTATCGTCTTTCTTTAGAGCTAACTCCTTTTGTATGAAATTAATATAGTTTTGTGTTTTATTCTCATTTTCAGGAGCATATTGTGTAATAATTTCTCTTAAATTTCCTTTTGTATTTCCTATCTTTGTTCTAAAATCCATTGCTAGAGCACGAATTCCTAAAACTGGACTACTAAATACAGCAAAAGGAGATTTTCCTTTTTCTTGTAGTCTTTCATTTGCATACGTACCTATAGCTCCCGCCCAATCTTGGTTACTTTCTACATTACCGGGATTATTTTTTTTAAAATCATCGGATGAAAATTGCCCTGTGGCAGGTTCTCCCGCAACAATCTCTTGTTCAGGAAATAAAGCAGAATCAAACCCAAGTTTTTCTGGAATATCTAAAAAACTTTCTCCTTTAACTACATTTCCCCCGACATCATACTTTTTTTTTGAGCCAACTCCACCGGGTTGCATGAAGCCACCAGCAGAAA